GCCCGGACAGCCCCGACGCCGCGCCGGATCGCAGACGGTCCAGATCACGCCTCCGAGGCAGCAGCCTCCGCAGTCGCAGGCCGTCTCGTCGACCGGAAAGTGGGACGTCACCCTTCCGGACGGCCGGGTCCTGCGCATCCCGGCATCGAGCGCGCAGGTCGCGCAGCAGACCGCCGGCGAGTGGATGAAGCAGCAGCCGCGCTCCCAGCAGAGCACGAGTGCCGGAACGCAGAGTGCTCAGACCGTCCCGACCACGGATCCGAATGCCGAGGTAGACTTCAAGCGCTTCCAGGTCGCTCCGGCCCCGAATGAGTCCACCGCCGGAGGCTCCATCGGAGCCGGTCCGCAGGAGCCGCTCTCCAAGGAGGGGCTCGAGATGTTCCGCCTCATGGTCAACCAGAGGATCCAGGAGATCGTCAGGAAGAAGGAGGGCGGAGGCGGATACAACCTCTATGCACCCAACAAGGGCAAGAAGAAGAACCCCAAGCCTGTCGGCGAGTTCCCCACCCGCATCGCTGCGAAGCGTGCTGAGCTGGCCCGGTTTCCGCCCAAGGATCCGGAGCAGCTGAAGCGCGCCCGCAAGCGCCTCGACAAGCTCGCCAAGGATCCGAAGAAGAGGATCGACAAGGAGAAGAGCGAGCTCTCGGCGAAGAAGCCGAGGCGACACGGCAAGTCCGCCGGTGAGAGGAAGGCTCGGAAGGAGGCCCTCGTCCAGAGGATGGCGGCCGAGCTGAGCGAGCGTCTCTTCCGTGAGGATGAGATGCCGGGCTCCCCGTGGGACGAGAGGATCGCCGGACTCGATCCGACGATCGACAAGAAGCTCCACAAGTATCACCAGAACATGGATCGCATGTCGGGCATGGCCCTGGGCGACGGCCACCGGGCCCTCACGAAGGTCCTCCGGGGCATGGCGAAGGTCAACCCTGGAGACGTCATGAGGGACGAGGAGCGCGGCAAGATGTTCATGCCGATCATGCTCGACGTCGATGGCGATGAGATCGGACCGGTCCACCTCTACATCGACGGTGGCATGATGAAGATCGAGGTCTCTCCAGAGGCCCGCGAGCAGATCGGTGGGCTCGATCCCGTCGTCGCCCGTGACCTCCGTGGCGGACTGATGTCCTTCCAGGAGGACCACCTGCCGAAGATCGATCGGGCCAAGAGGGCATGGGACGAGCGCGACTCGTACCTGGACACCCTCCACAAGAAGCTCGAGAAGTCGATCGGCGGGATGTCTCCGACGGAGCTCCATCTCGCCCGCCAGCTGATCAGGAGGAAGCGCTAATGTCTGAGAGGAAGATCCTGCGGGAGTGGCTCCCGCTCGAGAAGAAGGAAGGAAGCCAGTTCCTCGTCGAGGACCTTCGTGCCGAGGGCGGACGCCTGACGCTCAAGGGTCCGATGCAGAGGTGCGAGGCTCCCAACCAGAACAAGCGCATCTACCCCCGTCGGGTCCTCCAGCGGGAGTTCGAGAACTACCAGAAGGCGGTCAATGAGAACCGCGCCATGGGAGAGCTCGATCACCCCGAGACCTCCACGGTGAGCCTCGAGAAGGTCTCGCACGTGGTGCGTGAGATGTGGTGGGACGGCAACACGTGGATGGGAAGGATCGAGGTCCTCCCGACGCCGTGCGGCAAGATCCTCGAGAACCTGATCGACAGCGGCGTGACTCTCGGCATCTCCAGCCGCGGGGTGGGCTCCACCTCGACGAATGAGAGCGGCCTGGACCTCGTCCAGGACGACTTCACCCTCGTCTGCTTCGACATGGTCGCCGAGCCGAGCACGCACGGCGCGTACATGTTCGCAGAGTCGGTTGACAAGAACCGTGGCGCCGTCCTGTCCCGTCCGGACAGGATCGCTCGGGCCCTCAACGCACTGAAGGGGAAGTGATGCGGCTGTTGGAGTTCTTCGGTTTGAGAGAGGCAGAGAGATACCCTCAACACAGTCCACACTGCGTCTGTAAGGGCAAGGGGTGGATCTGGGAGAAGACGCACGGAACCACGGGCCTCAACGGCTCGACGCCAATTCAGGGAAACGTGAAGGTTCCGTGCCCATATGGTGATCTCAAGATCAACCAGCCAAGCGCACCCGTTGAGCATGACCCTGAAGATTGGGATTTCTGATGAGCCAGAAGCTGAAGGAGACGATCGATCGCATGGTGGAGGAGTCCGTCCGCAGGATCCTCCCTCAGGTCATGAACGAGATCCTCGTCAAGACCCTGGCCAATGCCAACGTCATCGGCGAGACCCGGTCCGCTCCCCAGAGGGCGCAGGCCCCGGCCCAGCCGCAGAGAAAGGCGGCCAAGGGACAGAGGCCCTCCTCGCTCAGCCAGCTCCTCGACGAGTCGGCCGGCGCTGACTTCTATAAGGATCCGAATGAGGCGATGTACCGCGCCACTCAGGAGGAGGCTCCACCCCAGCCCGCCGGCCAGGTGATCGCCCAGAGGATCCAGAACCTTCCGCCGGCCCTCCAGGGTCTGGCCGAGGGGATCGATCTGGATGATGACGGTGGAGAGATGTGGGAGTCGCAGTACGGAGACTCGTTCCCGACCGCCCCGATGGGACCTCCGATCGAGAAGGCAGCGGCAGCCATCGGACTCGACTTCTCCCGGATGGCGAAGGCCATCAACATCACCGAGAAGAAGACGGCGAAGGTCGCGCCGGCAGACCGGGCGGCCAACGCCCAGTTTGAGCAGGCTCGCCTGAAGAGGATGCGAGAGAAGCTGAACGACGGCAAGCCGGTGGAGTGAGATGGCGAGCCTCCTGGAGCTGATGATGGTGGAGGGTGAGTCTGGCGGCGGAGGCGCCGCGGGCTACACCACCGCCTTCACCCATCCAGATCCGCTCGATCCGAACGATAAGGTCAGGCAGAAGACCCAGACTCGCTCCGCCGAGTATCCTTACGACATGCCCGTCATGTACGGTCGTCCCAGCCACGCCTCCTTTGACGGAGACGAGAGGCAGGACGGATCCGGTGACGATCCCCCGCTCGGACGACAGTCTGAGCCCGATAGGCCGCTGTCCGTCTGGGACAGGATGAGTGACCTCGCAGACTCTCTCACCAGAGAGTCTGCGATCGGATCGGGGTATGAGTCTGAGGTGGACCTCGGATTGGGCAGCCATGGGAGGATGGGTGAGGACGGGATGGACGCCTTCGACCTCGAGATGGACGCGCTCCGAAGGGACTTCCGCTCCTCCTACGACGCCGCCCGGCCCGTGACTGACCGCATGGACTCGCCCAAGCTGTTCGTCCTCCTGACGAGGATGGACCCCGACTTCGCCGCCGATACTTTCGCTCCAGAGGATGAGGAAGAGATGCGCGGCATTTATTCTCTGTGGGCCGACCGAATGTCCGGCCTTGAGGGTCAAGAAGATGAAGATTTCAGTTACTGAGCTCAGGGACATGGTCGCGGAGGCGGTCCGCAGGACCCTCGACGAGGCGCCCAAGAAGGGCAGCAAGAGGCCGCCGAAGGACATCCCGCAGAGGTCCGAGGAGTCGGAGCTGGAGACCCGTGACCGCGCAGTCCGCGGCACCGGATACTCCCACTCGGACGTCAACGATTTCTCCAGGCCGCTCGGCGCTGCGAACATCGTCAAGAGGCAGGGAGCCTCGAACATGGGCGGCTGGACCGCCGAGGCGATCGTCCGCAGGAAGATCAAGGAGATGCAGATCCGAAAGCTGGTGAGGATGATCGTCGGAGAGGAAGTGAAGGCACGTCGTGGCAGGCGTTAAGGATTTCAGGCCGCTCCAGGTAACGATCGATGAGGCTGACGGCTCCTTCGACAGGATGCTCAGAAGGTTCGTCAGGAGGACGCGAGACGACGGGATCCTCGATGAGGTCCGGGCCCGCAGGGGCTACCGGAAGCCGTCTGAGCGCCGGCGCAGGGCGGTAAAACTCGCTCCGCGGTAACAAAATTTCCAGGGCATCTTTTTAGGGGTCAGAATGAGCATCGTCAATCGAGCCGTCAAGGAGTCCAAGGACGTCGCCCGCCTCGCGGTCGACGCAGCCAAGAAGGAGCTCATCGAGCAGCTCACCCCGACGATCCAGAAGATCATCGACGGTCAGATGCGAGCCGGTACGCTCGGTGAAGACCTCGACCGCATCCGCCGTCACGAGGACGGCTATGGGGACGATTTCGAAGAGGGCAAGGATATGGCAAAGGATGACAAGTTTGAGTCGGTCGCGTCCCTCTTCCCGGGCGTGAACGAGGTCGCTGACGACATGGACGAGGGCGCCGAGGAAGTCACTGAGGGCGATGAGACCCCGGTCGAGGAGGCCGCCGACGACATGGACGAGGAGCTCGAGATCAGCGAGTCTGAGCTCGAGGAGATGTACGCCGAGGCGCTTCAGCTCGAGGTCGAGGTGAAGAAGGGCTTCTCGGACATGGCGAAGCCCCATGAGCTGGGCGCTGGCGCCAAGTACAACTCGCTCAGCGAGCCGGCGTCCCTCGAGGACCTCAAGGCCGGCGAGCACCAGTGGGACGGCGAGGAGCCGCCCGCGAAGAAGGACTGGACGGTCAAGGAGATCCGCGCCCTCGTGAAGCAGGGAATGGCGGAGAACCAGGCCCTGGTCAACCAGAACGCGAAGCTCACCGAGATGGTGAAGACGCTGCACGGCAAGCTGTCGGAGATGAACCTCCTCAACAGCAAGATCCTGCACGTGAACAAGTTCATGACGGCCCACAAGCTCACCAAGGAGCAGAAGAAGGCTGTCATCGAGAGCATCGACAAGGGTAACACGGTCAACGAGGTCAAGAGGATCTTTGGCATCCTCGAGAGCTCGTTCAAGGCTGCCGGCGCGGTCACTGAGTCCGCCGCCCGGAGGCCCCGTGCTGACGCCCAGAAGCGCCGCACGTCTGGCGCACCCGACGCGAAGGTCCTCCGTGAGTCGGCGGACAAGGCTGAGGGTAATGGCTACGGTCGCTGGCAGCAGCTGGCCGGCCTGGTCAACGGCAAGTAAGCCGTCCCCTCTGAACGGAACCGACACACAGAGACTCACAGGGAGATACCGAAATGAGTGACATGATCAGGGAGATGTCCCGCGACGTTGTGGAGCAGAACCTCATCAAGGAGGGGAAGCGGATCCACAACAAGTGGGCGAAGACGGGCCTCCTCGAGGGGCTCGAGGGGCAGAAGGCGTTCAACGTCGCCCGCCTCATGGAGAACCAGCTGAAGCAGTTCCTGAAGGAAGCGTCCTCGACGGCCGACATCATCGGCTTCCAGAACGTCGCCTTCCCGATCATCCGCCGCGTTTTCGCGGGACTGATCGCGAACGAGCTCGTCTCCGTCCAGCCGATGAGCCTGCCCTCGGGCCTGCTCTTCTACATGGACTACCGCTATGACGCCGTCAAGGCCGGTAACCTGAATGCGGACTTCACCTCTGGTGGTTCGCTCTTCGGCGAGCGCAACTCGCTGCAGGATGCCAAGGGCGACGGCGGCCCGTACAACCTCCAGGGAACGAGCTACTCGCTCCGTGAGAAGGTCGGAACGGCTCTCTTCTCGTCCTCGTTCGCGACGCTCACCCCGTCGGACTACGACTACGACGCTGAGATCTCGAGCTCGATCATCCAGTCGGCCACCGGCTGGAAGAAGCTGACGGTGACGAACGCGTACGCCGCCCTCCAGGCGTCGGGCGCGCTCTACAACCCGGCCGAGCTGAAGATGGTCGTCCCGCTGTCGGGCTCCTCGACGTCCTACTCGTCGACGACTGACGGCACCCCGGTCCAGATGGCCCAGGTCGCCGGCACCGGCGGCATCAAGGTCTACCGCAGGTTCACCAAGGCGGTCGGCAACGACCTCGTCTTCGTGGTCTCTGGCACGGCCGCGGACGTTGGCGGCACGGCGTTCATCGCCGGCGTCAAGCTGAGCTACCCGGTTGCTCCGACCCTCACGGGCGGCACCTCGGGCACGCTGGTCCTCGACCCGAACGAGTCTGACCTCGGCCAGCCGACGGCGATGCCGTCGATCCCCGAGCTCGACTTCCGCATCGAGTCGGTCGCCGTCACGGCCAAGAGCCGCAAGCTCAAGGCCCGATGGACTCCTGAGCTCGCTCAGGACCTGGCCGCGTACCAGAACCTGGACGCCGAGGTCGAGCTCACCCAGGTCCTCTCGGAGCAGATCGCTCTCGAGATCGACCGTGAGATCCTCTCGGAGCTCCTGTTCCGCGCCACCGGTGCGAACTACTACTGGTCGCGCGCCCCGGGCAAGTTCCTCGACAAGACGAACGGCGCCCTGGCGGTCGGCGGTTCCTTCACCGGTACCGTCCGCGAGTGGTACGAGACCCTGATCGAGGTCATCATCGACGTCGGCAACACCATCCAGCGCAAGACGCTGCGTGGCTCGGCCAACTTCCTGGTCACCAGCCCGGACGTGTCGACGATCCTCGAGGCGTCGGTGCTCTACAAGCCGATCTACGACGCGGCTGACACCATGCAGACCACGATGGGCATCGGCACCGAGAAGGTCGGCACGCTGACCCAGCGGTTCACGGTCTACAAGGACCCGTACTTCCCGAGGAACAAGATCCTCGTCGGGTACAAGGGCTCGAGCTTCCTCGAGACCGGGTTCGTGTACGCCCCGTACGTCCCGCTCATCGTGACGCCGGTCATCTACAAGTACGATGACCTCACCCCGACCAAGGGTGTCATGACCAGGTACGCGAAGCAGCTCGTCAGGAGCGACTTCTACGGCACGGTCACCGTCATGGACATGACCTTCCCGTGATCCGGGAATAGTCCGGCAGATGTAGCCGGATAGCAATCGAGGCTCGGACGAAAGTCCGGGCCTTTGTTGTCTCTAGGTGGCCCCACACCAGGAGCACCAGTACGGGCCGGCGTCCCAGCCGCAGTCACAGGTGTTCCCGGGGATTCCTGGGGTCGGCCCGCGGTCCGTGAGCAGGCGACAGAAGATCCAGACGGTCCAGTCGATCATTCGTCGTCCACCGAGGACTTGGCGATCGCGCAGGCCAGGATGAGGACCAGGACGATGAGCCCCAGCGCGATCGCCTGGACGTACTCTGGCGGAAACTGTGTCATCGGTCCCTCCGGTCGTAGGCGAGGATCATCATCGAGACCATCATGAGGACGAACATGGCCACGATGAGGACCTTGTCCGTCGTGTCCCAGAGTCCGTTCTCGAGAAGCCTCATCCCTTGGCGGGGGCTAGCTTGAGGATCGCCTCGAGACCCTCCTCCTTCAGGAGGTCGGTCCGGCGGACGATCTCGTCGATGTGCTCCCGGAGGGCCTTCATGAAGAAGGCGAAGTCCCGGTCCTCACCGAGGGCGGTCGTCTGGACGTCGAACCGGGCGTCTCCCGGGAGCGTCTGGGAGACGATCGTGATGCCGCCGTCGAAGTCCTGGACGTGGCGACGGTCGTTCGCCCAATACCCGGGCTCGATCTCCCGCAGCCCCATCTCTCGGAGGCCCTCACGGGCGGCCTCGTCTTCGTACCATGTTGGCATCCGTCCATTGTATCACAACGGTTGCGGCCATATGCCGGCCCTCTGACCCCATGCTCTGTTGACGGCTACTTAGCGTATGCCCACTCAGGCCGGATACAACACAGTTGCCCCGTCTGGATCCGACATCCACTGGAGGGTCGCTGCCAGCGCCACTCCGGTCCTGGTCCTGTCCGCCTCCTACGGAAGGGGCCATGCCTCGATCTTCAATCACTCGGTGAACACCCTGCACCTGAAGTTCGGAAGCAACGCCGGCATGGCGACGTCGGGAAGCAACGGGATCTTTGACGTGAAGCTGACCTCAGGCTCCTACTACGAGCTGCCCAAGCCGATCTGGCAGGGTGAGGTCTGGGGAGCCTGGGACGCTGCCGGCGGGTGGGCCATGGTGCTCGAGGTCGGAGACAACGACTGATGCCGAAGTTCGTCCCCGGCCAACACGTCGGAGTCCTGATCAGGTCGACCGACAAGACGAAGACCTCTGGGAGGCGCTGATGGGACCGATGGGGCCCATGATGACCCGCACCTGGGCTCGGATCCAGCGCATCCTCGTGAGGGAGCGTGGGACCTGGCAGCAGCTTAACCGCCTCGTCGTGAGGAAGTGAGATGGGATTCTCCTCTGGTTCAACCGCCTTCGGGCTCTTCGACACTGACTCTGCGTTTGTCGCCGACGCCGACAGGCTGGTGAAGTACATCGCGGTAAAGCTCGGCGGAGGACTCCCTGGGTCTAACGAGGACCAGACCCACGTCCAGGTCGAGCTCACCGCGAAGGACGTCTACACCTGCTTCGAGGAGGCCTGCGTCGAGTACTCGGCCATCGTCAACGCGAACCAGGCCAAGTCCTCCCTGGCTGCCTTCCTCGGGTCTGCCACGGGCACCCTGGACGCAGGGACCGCGAGGTACCCCCGGGCCAGCCTCGAGTGGGCCAGGAGACAGTCCCAGCCCTTCGGCGAGGAGGCCTACGTGGGAGGTGACAGGCTCCTGCACTCCGCCTCGATCACTCTCCATGCGGGGCAGCAGGACTACGACCTGGGCACCCTGATCGGCGCCACCGGATCCGACGGGCTCCCGGCCCGGATCGCCCTCCGGCAGATCTTCCACTTCTCTCCCTTCGCCAGCTTCAGGTTCTTCGGCACCACCGCCGCGATCAACTACCTGAACGGCAACTTCAACTTCCAGTCCTTCACCCCAGAGAGCGTGTTCTACATGCTTCCGGTTTGGGAGGACGTCCTCCGCGGCATGCAGTTCGAGACGTCGAACAGGGTCAGGCGGTCCCACTACAGCTTCGAGCTCCATGGGTCCAACAACCTCCTCAGGATCTTCCCGGCTCCGGCCGAGGAGAACACCCTGTACATGACCTACAACATCATCGATCCGAATGACGTGCTGGCCTCCGACCAGTCCTCGTTCGGTGTCTCAAACCTGAGCAACGTCCCGTTCGGAACCATCCCCTACTCCTCGGTCAACTCGATCGGCAGGCAGTGGATCTGGAAGATGACCCTGGCCCTCTGCAAGGAGGTCCTCGGCCTGATCCGCAGGAAGATCGGAAACGGCACCGTCCCGATCCCGGGCGGTGACCTCTCGCTTGACGGCGGTGACCTCGTCCAGGACGGACGGGGCGAGATGGAGGCGCTGCGGAACGAGCTCCGGGGACTCCTCGACGAGATGTCCTATGAGAAGATCGCGATGAAGGAGGCCGAACAGGCCGAGAGCGTCCGCCGGGTCCTCTCCCTGATCCCCCTCAAGATCTATACGGGCTAAAGCATGAGCACCTGGAACATCATCGAGTCCCTCCTCTCCGAGGAGCTCCAGTATCGTGGGGACACCTTCGTCTCCTACTCGGACCTGGTCAAGCTCTTCGTGGGCAACCCTCCGAAGAGCCCCGGCTTCACCGGCCAGCGTCCTGACCCGAAGGGTGGGGTCGCCACGGGAAACTACACCTTCGACCCGAGCATCCTGGCCCTCGGTGACGCCAAGAAGGGCGACATCAACGCCTGGTGGGACGAGCTGGACACAGCCCTGGCCCGGGCCACCACCGCGTCCTCCAAGGAGATCGGAGCGGGCATGGGGTCCGGCGGGACCATGACCAAGGGGACCTACGGGAACGCAGGCGCCATGATGAAGATGGCGCCGGTCCAGCCCCACCACAACGACCGTCTCGGCTCCACCATGGACAGGTACGACGTGATCCTCGTGGCCGACGTGGACATGAAGATGAACCGCAGGGGGATCATGGTCCCCGTGGCGACCCTGAAGCGGGTCGCCTGGGCCCCCTCGATGGGGACCCAGGAGGAGAGGGCCGCGAGGCTCCAGGGACTGCTCTCGGGACGCTCCGCCGAGCTTCCCCGTAGGCCGCAGCCCCACCGTCCGGTCATGTCGAAGGACGACCAGGAGAGGCAGGCTGCCCAGGCCAAGCGGGACGCCGAGCGCTACGGCGGAGGCTCTGCCGACGATGAGGACAGGCCGAAGCTGGGGGCGCGGGGCGGGGCGGCGACCAACCAGTCGTTCCGCGACAAGGTGGCCAAGATGAACAAGGACTACGAGCCGACCTACTCCAGGGCCAGCCAGAGGAAGCCCGACGAGGAGGACGCCCTCTTCTGGACTCCGGGTAAGAAGAGGAGCTGATGGCCCGCAAGTTCGTCACAGAGCGTGAGATCAACCTGATCAACGGCTGGGGCCGGGAGCTGATCCAGGGGACGGCCGAGCAGGAGATCGTCTACTACGCGATCTCTGCGGAGGAGAGCCGGGTCCACGACGTGTACGACGAGGCCGTCTACAAGGAATATTTGCAGCCGGTCCGCATCAACGCGAGGGTGGAGTGGCAGCAGACCGCTACTACTACTGGTGGCGGCACCGCAGACTCAACGTACTCCTGCAAGGTCTGGCTCCATCACCAGGAGTGCATCGAGCGGAACATCGTCCCCCGCGAGGGAGACTTCATCGAGTTTGGGCAGATCGTGTTTGAGATCACGACTGCCACGTGGGCCAAGCCGGCGTTCGGACAGATGAACGCGAAGTTGGAGCACGAGCTCACCTGCGTGTCTAGCAGGGAGGGCCAGTTCAAGGCGGAGAATGTGCGTGAGGACGAGGTCGACAACACGCATCCGGTCGAGACCGCCCGACCAAGGACCCTCGGAGACGACCTCTGAAACGAAAGGCTTGCATGCGTAAGATTCTCTTGGCCCTGACCCTGCTCTGCGCGTTCCTGTTCACCTCCTGTGCCCATGCCCCGAGGGGAGGTGAGTTCCGCGAGGCCCGCGATTCCGCCTTCAAGGTGCGGGTCACCATGAAGCTCGACCTCAGCCCACTCAACGAGTGGCTCGCGAAGAAGGAGGCCGAGAAGAAGGCCCGCGAGGAGCAGAGGAAGAAGGACGAGGAACAGAAGAAGAAGGATGAGGAGCAGAGGAAGAAGGACGCGGAGCGGGTCGAGTACTGCAAGCACAACCCGTGCTTCGGCCATCCGATGGTCCTCCTTCGAGACGATGTGGAGGTCAAGCTCTCGGTCGCGCAGCAGTCGACCGGAATGAGCATCATCAAGGCCACTCGGGACTTCGTCGAGATCGGTTGGTCCGGCACCGGCTGGGCCGCCGCCCAGGGAGCGGGCAAGACCTACGTCATGACCGCGGGACACGTCTGCGAGTCCAAGGACGTCTATCCGTTCGACTTCTTCTACGTCGACTGGGACACGTTCGAGTTTGAGTTCGTCCACTTCGACTTTCCGATCGTCGAGAAGCATCACGTGATGATCGGCAGCGACGGTGTCGCCAGCCCCGATGCCACCATCATCCGCGACGAGGACCTGGACGATAACTTCAACGGCAACGACCTGTGCATGCTCGGCTTGGTCGGAGAGATCGGGACCCCCGTCCCGGTGGCCGACCATGACCCTGGCTTCGGCCAGGCCTGCTCGGTCGTCGGAGCCCCGACGGGACTCTGGGGAGGCGGCATCGCCGTCCCCTCCAGCGCCACCTTTGCCGGTCGCGGTGAGGTCTTCGGGACCGATCCCGACGGGTTGGCCTTCAACGGTCTGCTCGCCCCGGGCAACTCGGGCTCCGCGGTCATCTGCAACGGTGAGGTCCAGGGGGTCATCAGCCTCGGCTCGACCCGCTTCCCGAGCCTGATCCATGCGGTTCCTCACGAGAGGATTCAGGACTTCATCGCGAAGGCCCTCCACTTCGGTAAGTGATGCCCCCGCAGGTCCGGCCACTCACAGCCCGTACCGTCCGTACGGAGGACGTCGACCGCGGTGTCAAGCGGTGGTTCGACAAGGTGGCCGACCCACACGTCTCATACCCCGACGGAAGCCGTCGGAAGGTCCCGATCAGGTTCTCCGCCGGCGAGCGGTGGGTGACCTCCGCGGACCGGCAGGGGATCCGGGACAAGAACGGGCAGCTCATCCTGCCCGTCGTCCACATCTCCCGTGACGGGTTCGACCCGACCAGCGGGGCGACCGCCCTCGGGGCCAACGTCCCGAGGCTCCAGGTGGCCCGCCTGATCTCCCAGAAGACCACCGACCTCGCCAACCTGGACCTCCGGAGGCCTCTCTCTCAGAGGCGCCTGAGGGACGGGGCGGTGTACGAGATCGTGACCATCCCGTTCCCGGTGAGCGGCCAGATGAACTACAAGGTCTCGGTCCAGGCCCAGTCGATGCAGCAGATGAACGAGATCCAGGAGAAGATCCTCTCCCAGCTCGAGTTCTTCGACGTCCCGTCCTTCGTCATCAGCCTCTCTGCGGACGAGAGGCCGGTCGGCATCCCTGACGGGGCCGGATCCACCGAGCTCATCCCGGGCGACCACGCCCCGTATGAGTCCAGGCCGCCGCTCTCAGACTATTACTTCGTCGGGTACCTCGACGGGGACTGGGGGAGCGAGGGAAACCTCGACGAGTTCACCGACCAGGAGCGCATCATTGAGCTCGGGTTCGGCTTTCACGTCCCGGTGGCCCTGCAGCTCGATCCCGACGGCACCCGACCGGCCGTCCAGGTCGAGCAGACCGCATTTTCTGTGAAGATGGGGGCCGAGGAGGTCCACGTCGTGGACGATCCGGCCGATCTGGATAAGATCTTTGGGCCAAAGTAACCGCGGACGGCCTTCGCGGGGCCATTCGTCTATTTAACGCCGGGGTTTTCGCCCCGCTAACCGCTTCGAGAGGTGGAACCTTAAATGCCGCAGACCTTCCTGTCCCCTGGCGTCGAGACCGTCGAGATCGACCAGTCCTTCATCCAGGACGGGGCTCCGCAGCCCGGAGCGATCCTCATCGGTAGGACTCTCAAGGGCCCTGCCTTCATGCCCGTCACCGTCCGTGACTTCACGGAGTTCACGGCGATGTTCGGCGGGGTCGACTCGACCCTGGCGATGCCCTACGCGGCGAAGAACTACCTCAAGAACTCGACCGCTCTGACGGTCGTCCGTGTCCTCGGACACGACGACGGCACCGCGGCCTCGAGCGGGTACACGGTCACCAACGTGATCGGCATCGTCGACGCCTCGGGGACCATCGGCGTGACCGGCTCGGTCCTCGCGACGATCCACACCAACCAGGCGTTCGGCCAGGTCTCCGTCTCCGGCGTCGCCGGCGATGCGAACAGGTTCACCGTCCGCTTCGGCACGACGTTCGCGGCCACCGCGAGCTTCCTGACGAGCTCGGACGACTACATCGGCAAGGTCCTCAACGACGACCCCACCAAGTACAGCACGTACGGCCACTACATCTACCAGCTCTTCCCGTTCAAGAAGCAGGCGACCAGCGCGTCCTGGTACCCCGTCCAGATCATCAGCGCCTCCTTCAACGCCTTCCTCCGCGACTACTCTGGCGGCCAGACCACCTGGATCAAGTCGCAGCCCCTGGGCGGCGTGGAGTATGACCTCCTCAAGTTCCTCACCGTCGGACACGGTCGCGCCACCAACGACGAGATCAAGGTCCAGATCGACAACGTCAAGCCCTCCTCCGCGCCGACGAGCCAGCCGTACGGCACGTTCGACGTGGTGGTCCGCTCCTTCTATGACACGGACGCCCGTCCGGTCGAGCTCGAGCGCTTCGCGAACCTGACCCTCGACCCAAACTCTCCGAACTTCGTCCTCCGCAGGATCGGCGATGTGGTCGAGTCCTTCGACACGAACACCCGCAAGTTCGTCATCACCCAGGGAACCTGGCCGAACCGCTCGCGCTACATCGCGGTGCAGCTGAACACCGACGCCAACTACCCGCCGCAGGCCCTCCCGTGGGGATTCCGCGGCTACCCGAAGGCCCTCTACTCGGGGTCAAACGTCGGCACCGGCGGCGCCTTCGGAGCGGCCGAGGTCCCGTCCCTCCCGTACACTCCGAACCAGGTGG